GGCGGGGATGGCTTTCCAGGTACGAACCCCGCAAAGGCTCGACCATCGGCATCGCTGACCTACAGGTCGTTGTGGATGGGTTGATCATCCCCATCGAATTGAAAATCGGCCATGTTGAACTCGGAACCCTGTCCATCGAGCGCATTCGCCCAGTTCAAATCCATTGGCACAATCAGCTTGCAGCCCACGGCGCTTATTCCTGTTTCGTTGTTGGGGTTGGACGCACAAACGAGCGCGTTCCCGTGCGGGCATTTGTTTTTGATGGAGTTGATACTCGGAAATACACAAAACCGTTCCATCATTCGCTTGTGCATGAGCTTGATGTTGAGCATTTTGACAAATCTCTGAAAGATTTCCTAAGAAATAGAATTTCTTCTATGCGTTCTTGATTTGCTTTTGATGATTGTAAATCATCAGCAATAATGGTTGGCGCGTTTGTTTGTTGAGGAAATCTGTTTGTCAGCATTGTCAAAACACAAAGGTCCATCAAAGCCTTGGCACGAAATCGAAGTGCAAGAGCAGATTTTTGACGAGATCGTTGGCCGCATCACAAACGGCGAAAGCCTCGCGGCTGTTTGCCGAGATCAATCAAAACAATATCCATCTCCGGCTTCGTTCCTTCACTGGGTCCAAAATAACCCCGCTTTCGCAAAGCGCTACGCGCGAGCTATGCAGATCCGCGCAGACGTAAACGCCGAGCTTGTTTTGGACACGGCCCGCGAGGAACCGAACCCTATGCGCGCGCGGAACGTCATTGATGCTTTGCGCTGGCATGCTGCGAAGCTGGCGCCGAAAAAGTATGGCGACCGCGTGTTCAGCGAAAACGAAACGACCGTGAACGTGCAGCAGAAGGTTGATTTCACCGCCATTCCGCAGGAGGTGCGCCAGAAGCTACGCGAGGCTTTGATGCTGCAGCTCAATCCACCGACCATCGACGGTGAGCTGGCCGAATCTGAACAGCAGGACGAGTGACGTGAAGCCGCTGCCTGGGATGAGCGTGGATGAATTGATGGCGGCGATGTCTGATTTGACGCGCGAAGAAATGCTGATCAATCTGGACCGTGCGGATTGCGAGGAATCGCTGGTGACGTTTATTCAGCGCGCATGGCATGTGGTTGAGCCGGGCCAGCCGTATTTGCACAACTGGCACATCGACATGATCGCGGCTCATCTCGAGGCAATCACTGATGAGACTGTGATCGACGACGAGGAGCGATATTACAATCGGCTCTTGGTCAACGTGCCGCCTGGCGCGATGAAGAGCTTGCTGGTGGGCGTTTTCTGGCCGGCGTGGGAATGGGGGCCGCGCAACAAGCCATCGATGCGGTATGTGTGCGCGTCGCACAGCATGGATCTGGCCGTGCGCGACAGCACGAAGATGCGCCGGCTGGTGCAGAGTGAATGGTATCAGAAGCGCTGGGGCGACCGTGTCGTGCTGACGGGCGATCAGAACGCCAAGACGAAATTTGAAAACACGGCTACCGGCTTTCGCCAGGCGATTGCTGCCGGATCAATCACGGGTGCGCGCGGTGATCGGGTGATCATCGACGATCCGCACAGCGTCGAGTCGGCGAACTCTGACCAGATGCGCGCCAGCACGATTGACTGGTTTGAGCAGGCGGTGCCAACCCGTTTGAATAACCCAGACCGTTCGGCCATCGTCGTGATCATGCAGCGGCTGCACGAAGAGGACGTGAGTGGCGTGATCCTCGATAAGGGCCTCGGCTACGATCACATCATGCTGCCGATGGAATATGATCCTGCGCGCGCGTCTCCAACGATGCTTGGCTGGGCAGATCCCCGGANTGAAATCGGTGAGCTGATGTTCCCGGAGCGCTTCCCCGCAAATGTCGTCGAGCGCGACAAGAAAATCATGGGGCCGTTTGCAGTCAGCGGTCAATTCCAGCAGACACCGTCCCCTGGCGATGGGGGCATTATTCGGCGGGACTGGTGGCAGTTGTGGGAAAACGCCGACCTCTATCCGTCATTCGATTACATCGTGGCCGCGCTTGATACAGCCTACACCGAGAAGACCAGCAACGATCCAACAGCGATGGTTGTCTTCGGCGTCTTCACAGAAGATCCGATTGCCATGGCCAGCCGCAAGCTCGACCGTGAAGGAAAGTCATACTCTGTCGAACGCACCTACAACAATGTTGCGCACCCGAAGGTGATTATGATTTATGCGTGGCAGGATTATTTGCCGCTGAATGGCGTGGTCGAAAAGGTCTACCAGACCATGACCCGCATGAAGGTCGATACCATCCTCATCGAAAGCAAAGCAGCCGGCATTCCCGTTGCCCAAGAACTGCGGCGTCTCTACTCCAACAAAGGCTTCCAGGTCGTGCTTGATGATCCAAAGTCCCTTGATAAGACGGCGCGCCTTTATTCGATCCAGCACTTATTTGCCGAGGGCTTGGTCTATGCGCCCGATCGCTCGTGGGCCGACATGGTCATCCAGCAAGCAATCATGTTCCCAAAGGCAAAGCACGACGACCTTGTGGATTGCATTTCAATGGCTCTGCGCTATCTGCGCCGCNCGGGCCTNATCGAACGGCGCGAAGAAGCCGAGGANTCGCAGAACAATGNAATGATGCACCGCGGCGCACCGCCCGCGCCGCTCTATGTCGCATAAGGATTCCCCATGCCTCTCGCCCCATCAAACCTCCGCCTCGCAGACGAATCCCAGCCAAACCTCTTCGATGATTCTGACATCGAAGTAGAGCCTGCCGAAGAAGGCCCGACCAAGACGGCCGACGACAAGGGCAACGTCATCAAGATTGAATTCCCAGATGGCTCTGTGGCCATATCGCTCGATGGCTCGCCCATTGAGGGAAGCGGAACGCCTGCCGGCCCCAAGGGCTGGTTCGACAATCTGGCCGAGGATATTTCCGAATCCATCATGTCGGGCATTGCCGAGGACCTCCTGCGCGACATCGAGGACGATAAGGAATCGCGCAAAGAATGGGTTGAGGATCGCGCCCAGGGCATCAAACTACTCGGCCTGCGTATTGAGATCCCCGGCCTTGGGGCCGTGGCCGATGGGGCGCCGGTTGAAGGCATGAGCAAGGTGAGGCATCCGTTGCTGCTCGAAGCTTGCCTGCGCTTTCAGGCCAATGCCCGCAGCGAGCTGTTGCCGACCGATGGGCCGGTGAAGATCCGCGAGGACAACAACAACGCCAACCTCGCAACAGACCAGCTGGCCAATGACCTTGAGAATGACCTCAACCATTACCTGACCAGCACTGCAACGGAATACTATCCTGACACCGACCGCATGCTGTTGATGCTGGGCTTTGGCGGGTCGGCCTTCAAGAAGGTTTATTTCTGCCCGTTGCGCAATCGCCCTGTGAGCGAAAGCATTGACGCTGACGACCTGATCGTCAACAACTCGGCCACCGACCTGAAGAACGCCAAGCGCGTGACGCATCGCATCATGATGACGCCCAGCACCGTCAAGCGCATGCAGATCATTGGCGTGTACAAGGATGTTGATCTTGGGCAGGCCAAGGAGATGGACCTTGATGCGGTGAAAATGGAGAAGGCCCAGCAGCAGGGCGTCAAGCTCGGCTCAATGCAGGCTGACAACCGCGACCGCGAAATCTACGAGTGCTATTGCGAATTGAACATTCCGGGCTTTGAGCATAAGCGCAAGGGCAAGGAAACTGGACTTGAGATTCCGTATCGCGTGACGATTGATGTCAGCTCGCGGCAGATTCTTTCGATCGTCCGCAACTATGACGAAAAGACCAAGGACCTTCCGGAGCCGCGCGAGACTTTCGTCAAATACACGTTTGTTCCGGGCATGGGCTTCTATGACATTGGCCTTCTTCACATTCTGGGCAACACGACCAACGCAATCACAGCCGCTTGGCGCGAGATGCTTGACGCTGGCATGTTCTCAAACTTCCCCGGCTTCCTGCTTGCCGACACTGGCGCCCGACAGAACACGAATATATTCCGTGTGCCTCCGGGCGGTGGTGCGCTGGTGAAGACTGCCGGCATGCCGATCAATCAGGCCGTGATGCCATTGCCCTACAAAGATCCGTCTGGGGCCTTGATGACGCTGGTTGACAACATGGCCCAGACCGGCCAGCGCCTGGGCGGCACTTCTGAGACTGCCGTGGGCGAAGGCAAGCAGGACGCTCCTGTTGGCACCACGTTGGCCCTGATCGATCAAGCCACCAAGATTCTGAACAGCGTTCACAAGCGCATGCATGCGGCGCAGGCCAAAGAATTCCAGCTGCTGGTTGATTGCTTCCGCGAGAACCCGGAAAGCTTCTGGCAGTCCAACCGCCGGCCGGCCCGCAAGTGGGATCAGGAGACTTTCCTGCGTGGCCTTGATCAGGTGGACCTTGTTCCGCAGGCGGATCCGAATACGTCCAGCCAGACGCAGCGCATCATGAAGATTGTGGCGCTGAAGCAGATTCAGGGCCAGAACCCAACGCTGTTTGATCCGATTGCCATTGATAAGGCGGCGCTGCAGGCCATTGGCTGGAGCAATCCGGAGCAGTTCATGGTTCCGCCTGAAGCGCAGGCTGCTCCGCCTCCGCAGCTGATGCAGGCGCAGGCTGAGATGGCCATTAAGAAGCAGGACGCCGATGCCAAGACGATGACGGCTCAGGCTCGCATGGTGCAGGCTCGTGCTGATGTGAAGGCAGCCGACAGCGCAGGTCTCGCTGGTGGACAGGTCAATCCGCTCGAGGTGAAGAAGCTGGAGCTGAAGGACAAGGAACTCACCTTCCAGCAGCAAAAGGCGGCCGTCGATGATCGTAACCGCGACCTCGACCGCGAGGCCGACCTGCAGAAGTCGCGTATGACGCTGGAGGGCGACATGATCGGCGCCGAGAAGGAATCGCAGCACGACGCGATGGAAACGGCACGCACCCACCAGCACGAGACCGTCAAGACCGTGCTCGGCCACCAGCACGAGCAGCAGATGCAGGAACGGCAGCACATGTACGAGAAGGAACAGCAGGCGCAGGAACTGGTCAACCGTCCGGATCCGGGGACGAAGGGCAGCAAGAAGAAGTGAACGACGACCGCACCATACGCCGCGCATTGATGGTGGCGAAAAAAGGCGGCGGCGAAGCGGCCACTGACGATGCGCACCCCGCATGGATCCCGCAGCGGCTGGTGACCAGCAAGAAGACCGTTCAAGACCCGAACGCGCGCGACTACGTCGATGTGCCGACGCTGAAGTCAACACCCGACCTCTACAAGAAGAACAGCGACCTCTTGCGGTCTTACCCCAATGTGCCGGAGCCCATCGCCAAGAAGGCCATCGACATGCTGAAGCGGGGCGATATCGTCGGTCCCCGCATCTACGAGGTCCACATCGCGGCACACCCCGAGCATCTGCTCGATTGGGACAAGCCGCTGGCACAGCAGGGTGCCCATGTGCAGCAGCAGCTCTTGCCATTTGCCCAAGAGCGAGCCGCCCGCATGGCCAAGGCTCGTAAGGAAGCGGTCGAGCGTCAAGCCAGCGGCAACCGGACAAAGGGAAGTTTTTTTAAGCCGCTGACGCCCGAAAAGATCGAGGAATACAAGAAACCGGTCGACCCGGGCACCTTCACAGGAAAAAACATCTACAATTTCCTGCAGCAGCACCATGGTGCCGTCAACGAAAATGAAAAGATGCCGGAATCATCGGCCTACCTTGCGTCGCGCGGCATTCCCGGCCTCAAGTATCTCGATGCGGGATCGCGTGGATCATTCAACGATCCATCCCACAACTATGTAGTCTTCGATGACAAGCTCCTGAACATCAAGCGCAAGTATGCCGCCGGTGGTTCAGCCCACAAACCCTCAACCATTGCCGTGCATGCGCTCGGCAAGGCACACGTTGCGCCGGTCAACGTTGATGCACTCATCGACCGGCTGCGCGGACGCGCGCATTGATGGAGAACTCCAATGTCTGAAACTGCAGAAAAGGCCCGCGAGGCCATGAAGGCGAAGGCCAAGCGCCTTGCTGGTGAACCTCACCAGAAGGTTGATTCGTCCGATTGGAC